GGCCGGTGGCGCGCTGCACGCGCGGCGTGGTGCCGCTGATGCCTCGATGGGTCGTGGCCTGCTGGAGGACTGCCTAGATGGCCGATCCAGCCACCCTTGCCGCGCTCGTCCATAACCTCAAGAATCTTAGTGACCACGGGAATCAGGGTCTCGTTGATCAACCGGCCAAAGGCAGAACCCAGGTTTTGCGAGAGCTCTTTCATCCGCTCAACCACCTCGGTAGCTGACCGGGCCGACATATTGTCCGGTGGCAGGGATTCGTCTAGCAAAATGCGCTTGATGTTTTGCACCAGGTCGTTGATCACCAGCTGCGACAGGTTGAAGTCACCAGCTCGCGGCAGGGCCTTGAGCGATTCACCTTGTGGCCCACCATTACGCGCCACGGGAATAATCGCGCCTGGGACAATCTTGATCGTTGCCGGGTTGAGTACGCCATCATCAGCTGCGGTGTAGACACCAGCAATTGATAAGGATGCGTTTTTGAGCACCAGCTCTTTGACCTTATTTAGAGTCTTGATATCTGGCATTGCGGTTATTACCGGGCCGCGTCCATAGATCTCGCCAGCCACCTTCATGTACCGGCTTACCACCCAGGGGCTAGTCTTTAGCCTGCGGTAGACAATCTCTTGCTTAGTCTCTTTCTGGATAACGTGGTAGCAGTAGTCACCGCGCTGGTTGTCGTAAACCGTGGCCTCTACGAATTCAAGGTCTTCCGTTGGTTTTGATTCAATCTTTAACTTTAGTTGGCCATCAATCTTGGCATCTCGCCATTGACGCTGGATTGATTCGCCTTTGATTCGCATACGGCGGTAGACGTTGTCCACCTGGCCATTGGCACCCTCTTCAAATGCCACAAGGTACTGCGGCACCGGCACAAAGTTTAGCGGGTTAACGTCATCTCCAGGCTGCACCATCATTACGGCTGTGCCAATAGAGAGATCTAGCAAGAACTCGCCCATAGCAATGTCAAAGTTTGACTGCTTGAGCGTGGCAAATAGTTTCTCGGTGTAGATGTCGAGCGCAGCTTGCGCCTCGCCCCTGCGATCATCGGGAATGTCTGCGCCTGGCTCAAGCCTTGCCCACTTACGCTGCGGCGGGAAGATTCCTGATTGCAGGCGGTTAGCAAATCGCTGGGTGGAGTTGATCGCCGTGGAATCGAACACCCGATTCATTTTCTTTGCGCCGCCAACCTTGCCCTCGTAGTACCCGTCATAGAGATTGCGCTGCGGGAGCGCAAACTCGTAGGCATCCTCGTAGAGGTCGCGGAAATCATCCTTCTTTCGTAACGCCATATCGTGCCGCTTGAGCACATCCTCTGGCGATAGTCTCATCATCTCAGCCATTTTGTTTAGTCCTTTTTGTGCCTTTGCGCGAAATTACGGGCCGCTTCTTTGCTGCCGAAACCCCACGCTTTGAGGGCGAGCTTGAGGCGGGTGGGTCTACCTTTTTCGTCCGTGAGAGGCCCATCCATTCCACCAAATCGCGCAGCAAAGCTAACACGCCTCGGGTTCGTTCCAGACTTGACCGGGGATTTGAGGTTGCTGCCTTCTTTGTTCTTGAAGTATTTGCGGCCTGCTTCATTTAGTCCACCTTCTGGGTTTTGATATTTTTTCTGAACCATTATTCGTACCACTCAATCATCAAGTGAGCCATGTGCGCTTGGCCGCTTCTGTTTGTTAGCCTAAATAAATAAGTTGTCAGAGGCGCTAAAACATATTGGAATGAAAATGCAGCAGCTCCACCAGCCTGACCGCCAGACCCACCGGGAAGGAACTCTCCGGTCAAAGCAGTTCCGGTAGTAGTGACTGTTGGGTTGACAAGTATTGCGCTTGAGCTCGTATTGGTTGATGACCTATAACGATTTATGGCTGTAAATGATGTGCCACCAGTTACCGTTGCGTTTTCAAAAATAGTGAATTCCGCATCCCCGCCGCAAGCAACATCAAACACTAGGTGAGGATATTTACCGGCAGCCCAGGCAGCAGCAATGTTAATAGAGGCATTGTCAGCCAGTTGATTTGCGTCACCATTTAAGTGGTAAGCATAGAAGGCTCGGCCTTCGTGCAACCTGACATGGTTAATGTCAGCGACTACAAATGGCCTTTCAGATCCAGCTACAACCTGGTTGCCATCTTTATCAATAAATGTTGATGTAACAAATATTGACTTTGTATTGTCAGATTCTCGCTGAACGATAATTGCCATTATTTCTTGGGTTTCATTGCGGTTTTAGCTGCCTTCTTAAATGCATCGGCAGTTGGTGCGCCTGGTGCGCCAGGCTTACGCATCTTCTCGCCAGAGCCCTCGCTTATACGTTCACGCTTTTTATGGATGTTGGCATATAGTCCGGGCTTCATTTCTTGGCCATCCCTGCTTGAGACATTGCAATTGCCACGGCCTGCTTTTGGCTTTTAACTACTGGGCCACCTTTTCCAGAGTGCAAGGTTCCTGATTTGTACTCGCGCATAACCTTGGCCACCTTTTTCTGCATCTTGTCTTTTTTATCCATGATTGTCCTTATGCCATTGGGCCTGCGCCCAGGGTTGATTGGCCAACACCGGTTTCAGGTGCTAGTCGTTGCTCGGACAGCAAAGCTCTTCCACCACGGCGAGCTCTACGGCGAGCAAGAATTTCTTGACGCTCATCAGATGCTGCTGAAGTTTCTGCTTTTGATACTGCAGTTTTTGCTAGATCGGCAAGAGGAGTTCCTCCTTGCTTTTCTTTTACAATACCCAGGCCAGCCGCTACTTTTGCAACTGGGGTTGTAACAGCCTTACCTACTGTTTTAGCTACGCCACTCATAATTAAACTCCTATGCGATTTCAGATGATCCTAAAGTTTGTATTCCCTGCTCCGGGGCAACCCGAGCAGCCGACAACAACATCCGTGACCCACCACGCAACCTGGCCATACGCTTTGATGCGGCCTGCTCGCCTAGTTCTCTGCGCTCTTCTTCGGCCTGTATCTTGAGACGCTCGTTTTCTTTGCGGGTCTCTTCGATAGCCCTCTCTTGTGCGCTGGTGTCTGGTTTTTTAAACATCCCGCTCATAACTTACCTCGCCATTAAAAAGTAATCTACGCCATCCGTTCCGTACTTTCGCATCAGACACTCTTCCTTGAATCCAACCGCTGATGCCCATTTGTACGCCCGTGTATCCGTAGATCTAACGGTTATCTGTGTTCGATGCAATCCCATAGATATCGCAGAGATATCTAATACCTGCTTTGCGCTCTTAGTAAACGTAACCGGCATTGATCTCATAACGTCATCTGCTACTAGCCACGCCTCGGCAACGCCCTTCCAGATTGAAACGAAACCAAAGATAGCTGCTGGTTGGTTGTAGACGAAAGCGGTAACAGCTGCGCCCATCTGTTCCTGTTGATCAAAGACATCGATGGCCTCCTCTCGGTTGGCCACAACCAGCACCTCCTCGGATTTGATATCTATCCTGGCGGCGTGGTTTTTGTGAAAGGGCATAAAGAACAGGCCCGTTCTTCTGCGGTTGTCGTTGAGTTTCTCAGCGAGTTGTAAAGACATCAAAGTCGGCATTGACCACCGTTTGAGCTATCTGTGTGTTTTGGGCAAATGCACTCTTGGTCATGCGCCTGTGTTCCCCGCCACCAAGTAGCAGGTATCCGAATGCGTCACCAACGTGGGAGTGCTCGTTTTTATTTGGGCTATCTCTGAATCTTTCCTGGCCAGCTCCAACGGATACCCGTTTAAAATGATATCCACCGGCTAACGATTTTCGGAGGAGCTTGCATTGCGTATTGACAATCAATCCAGGTTTGCCGTTTATGAGCCGTTGCATCGGGGCGGCACCTGCCTCACGCCTGACCTTGAAGTCGTTAGATGGCGTGGGTTGAGCTCGCAGCCCCAGGGTTCTCAGGTGGTCAAAAGCGGTGACCTCGTAGATCGCGTCCCGCTGCATACCGGCGGGGTCACCCCAGACCATGAGCTGCGCCTTTGGAAACCGCGCATTCAACTCAGCCAGGAGCTGCTGGCCGAACCGCTCCAGGCCCATATCAAAAGTCACAATCTCATGCAGAACTATCCAACGCCCGTTAGCGAGCCGCTGACCTATGACCGCAGCTGGCGTAAGACCAAAGTCTAGGCCCACCTGTAGCGGTATGCTTGGGTCGTAGTCCACCTCGCCGCTCATCAGGTTGTCATCGTACTCAGACCAGACGGGCTTGCCCTCTTGGACGTAGGTATATTGTCCCTCTGCGTAGCAGCGAATCCAATCCAGGTTCTTGCCCAGCAGCATCTGCTGGTAGTAGCCAGGCGGCAGGTTAGAGATATTTTCCGCTTTCGGGTTTAACTTCCACCACCGGCCAGAAGAGAAGATGTGATCGTTGGCCTCTGGGTTCTCTGGTAGGTCACCTGGAGATACCTCGATCACCCCGCCTGGTTGTCTGTAGAACTTCCAGGCATATGCGCCGGTCATCTTTTCTTTCTCAGCCGTCCTGAAGTACCAATGGTCATCATCCATCGGGTTGGTGTCGAGCCAGATGCCGTGCCAGGTGGCACCACCGTCTCGCTTGGTGGGGTAGCGGCCAACCCGGTGGGTGAGACCATCGATCACGGCCTTGGGCAGCTCTCGGGCCTCGTTGACCCACGCACCCGTG